GTTCTGCAAGTCCCATCTCACTCATCATAGTGGGTATTACCTCACCTGATATACGTTGATATTCTTTTTTTAAATCTTTTAAATTATTCTCATTTGTTTCTATTCTTGAGAGTAATCCCTCTAGTCTTTGTACTTGATCTGCAAGAGACTGAATGTGTTCAGTCTTTGTCATTGCATCTTGTTGATCTGCTTCAAAATTAATTGTCATCTATTTCTCCTTTCTCGTATAGATTAATTTCTATAGGATAATATTTTCTTTCTTGTTTATCCCATTTTAAAACATTGTATTTACCATTTGTAATATCAGATACAATAGAACATGCAACACCTATGATAGCCGGATCACCTGTAAGTAAAAGATAATCATTGACTGTATAATTTTTTAAACCTTGTCTTAACTTATAAATAAGTGGACCAGGAGAAAAAATCATTTGAGAAAATTCTGGTAATAAAAAATTAAATTTACCTGATGTAGAATAAGAAGCAGCACCCATAATATTTATTTTAGGATTGCCCGCTTGCGTTCCTGGAATTTCCTGTATTACATAAACTTTTCTTTCTAACATTATTGACAAATCATATAACATCCTTTATATAGAAGTCAATAGAAAGAAGAAAATAAAATGAACTATAAATTTAAAACCAAGCCATATGCACATCAAATAACTGCATTGGAAAAATCTTGGAACAAAGAAAACTTTGCGTACTTTATGGAAATGGGTACGGGTAAAACAAAAGTATTAATAGATAATCTTGCTATGTTATATGACAAAGGCAAGATAGATGGTGCTCTAATTATTGCACCTAAAGGTGTTGTTAAAACTTGGTACGAACAAGAATTACCTACACACTTACCTAATCACATAGATAATACAACTGTTTTGTGGCAATCAAATATTACGAAAGCACAACAAGAAAAATTAAATTCAGTGTTAGAAAACGAAATGTTATTACACATTCTTGTCATGAATGTTGAAGCTTTGTCTACAGAAAAAGGTGTAAACTTTGCTAGAAAATTTATTAACTCACACAAAACTTTAATGGCTATTGATGAGTCCACTACAATCAAAACACCTACAGCTAGAAGAACAAAGAATATTATTATGTTAGGTAAACAAGCTAAATACAAAAGAATTATGACTGGTTCTCCTATCACAAAAAATCCTTTAGATTTGTATACGCAGTGCGAGTTCCTTGATCCGTGGTTGTTGGACTTTACATCCTACTACGCGTTTCGTAACAGGTATGCAGAAATGAAAACTATGCATTTACGTGGTCGATCTATACAAGTTGTTAGTGAGTTTAAGAATCTTGGTGAATTATCAGAGACAGTAAAAACCTTTTCATACAGAGTATTAAAAGAAGATTGTCTGGACCTACCACCAAAAAACTTTATCAAACGTCATATTACATTAACACCTGCGCAAAAGAAAGTGTACGAGCAAATGAAGAAAGCAGCTATGGCTGTATTAAATGGTAAGGTTACAACTACCATGACTGTGCTCACACAGCTAATGCGTTTACATCAAATTACATGTGGTCACTTTACAGCTGACGATGGTTCTGTTCAAGAAGTAGAAAGTAATAGATTAAATGAATTGATGTCCATACTTGAAGAGACAGAAGGCAAAGCAATTATTTGGGCCAACTATCAAAGAGATGTTGCACAAATTATAGAACATATAGAAAAGAAATATGGTAAAGGATCTATAGTTGACTACTACGGATTAACACCACAAGAAGATAGACAAGACAACATTCGTAAGTTTCAAAACAAACCTGAGTGCAGATTTTTAATTGGCACACCACAAACAGGTGGGTATGGTATTACACTTACACAAGCAAATACTGTAATCTATTATTCTAATGGCTATGACCTAGAAAAGAGGCTACAATCAGAAGACCGAGCACACAGAATAGGACAAAAGAAAACAGTGACTTATGTCGATCTGATTTGCGAGGACACGGTCGATGAGAAGATTGTGAAGGCTTTAAGAGATAAAATAAATATTGCATC